GCCGACAATTTCGGGACCGTCTACTACCTGCCGCTGGAGGATGATCCGGCCAGCGTCGCGGCCACCCTGGCAATCACCGTCGCCGGCACCTGCACCGCGACCGGCGTGCTGTCGCTGTACATCACCGGCGTGCTCGTGCCCGTCCAAGTAAACATCAACGACACCGGCGCTGACGTCGCGGCGAACATCGCCGCCGCCATCACCGCCGCCCAGGTGCTCCCGGTTACGGCCACGGCCGCCGGCGGCGTGGTCACCCTCACCGCGCGCAACAAGGGCCTGGTCGGCAACGAAATCGACGCGCGGCTGAACTATTACGGCAACGCGGCGAGCGAGGTCGTGCCGCCCGGCCTGACCTTCACGAACCTGCTCGTCGGGACCGGAACGCAGCTCGCCGGCGGCGCGCAGAACCCCACGGCGCTCGCGTCCGCGCTCGCGAACCTGTCGGACATGCAGTTCGACTTCGTTGTCATGCCCTACACGGACGCGTTGTCGCTCAATGCCTGGCAGACGTTCATGGACAACAACACGGGCCGCTGGAGCTGGCTCCAGCAGCTCTACGGCGGCGCCTTCGCGGCGATGCGCGGCACCCTCGGCGCGGTCACCACGCTCCTGCTGGAGCGCAACGACCCCGCGATCTCCATCATGCCGTTCTGGGACGCCCCCCAGCCGGCGTGGATCTGGGCGGCGGAAATCACCGGTCAGGTCGCGGTGTCCGTGCGCGCCAACGTGGCGCTGCCGTTGCAGGAAATCATCCTGAACCTGATGGCGCCTCCCGTCGCCAAGCGGTTCGCGGCGGGCGACCGCAACACGCTGCTGTTCGATGGCGGCAGCACGTTCGTGGTGAACGCGGCCGGCCAGGTGATCACCGACCGCCTCATCACGACGTATCAACTCAATACCGCGGGCGTGCCGGACGACAGCTTTCTCGACGTCGAGACGCGCTATCAGCTCGCCTACACCTGCCGCGACCTGAAAATCTATCTCGCCAGCCTTTATGGCCGGAAAATCTTTGTCGATGACAGCACGCGGATTTCCGGCGCGCTCAACAACGCCGTCGTCACCCCGAGCATGATAAAGGCGGCGGTGATCAACCGTTATGATTATGTCTGCAACCTCGGCGTGATGCAGGACCCGGAGGATTTCGCCGCCGGCGTGATCGTCCAGAAGGCCGGCAGCGTCGCCAAAATCTACTGGCCGGGCGATGTCGCCAACCAGCTCCGGCAGATCGAGGTTCTGGTCGACTTCTCCAAAACCTAAGCGCGCCTCCCCAGAAACCCCTGAAAATTATGCGGCCGAACCGGGCGGGGCAGCGCATGCCCCGCCCCGGGCGCGCGCGCGCGAAAGGACGAAGCCATGTCCGGCACCACCAACGGCATCAACGGCCCGCAGAACCTGATCGCCGGCATTGGCACCGCGTCAATCGACGGCACGCTCTACAACATTTCCGACGTGACCTATTCCGACACCGTGATCATCCGGGAGAGCCAAGTCGGTTACAACGGTTATCACGGCCAGTCCGGCAAATACGCTGCCGCCTTCATCGCCTTCAAGGTCCGCGACAATTCCGGAATCAAGGTCAGTGATTTCGCCGGCATGGTTTCGTCTACCGTCATGATCACGCTCGCGAATGGGAAGGTGGTCACCGGCAGCACGATGGGCTGCACGCTGGCGCGGGAGGTGGACGCCAACACCGGCGAATTCGAGGCCCGCTTCGAAGGTCCGGGGCTGACGGGGACCTGACGCGTGGACCCCGAAAAAATCATCGTTCTCGATCCCCCGATTGACAGCGGCGGGGGCAAGATCATGCAGCTCAAGCTGCGCGAGCCGCTGACCGGCGAGGTGCTGCGCGCGGAAGTCAAGTTGTCGGCGTTCCTGACGCCGGCGACGCGGCATGCCCGCGACATTCAGTTGATCGCCGAAGTGACCGGCATTCCCCTCGACGCGGCGCGGCGGCTGCGGGTCACCGATCTGAACGCGGCCATCGCCTACCTGGATGAATTCGTCGACGCGCCGCCCCAGGCTGACTACACCGTGACGCGGCCGCCGGAGTTGGAAATCCCCCTGGTGCCGCCGATCGAGCTGCACAGCCGCCGCCACGACATGCTTGAGCTGCGCGAGCCGCTGACCGGCGAACTTGAGAAAGCCTACGCGGAGCTGGGCAACGGCCGCGACGCGGAAAGCATCCGCAAATTCCAGATACTGCTGATGGCGCTGGTCAGCGGCTGCCACCGCGGCATCATCGAGCGCGTGCCGATCACGATATTGGACGAGGGGTTTCGATACCTCGCGGGTTTTACCGGGGCTGGCCGTCGAACTGGCTCGACCTGATCGCGGACCTGACGCGCCGCTACGGCTGGCCGGCGGACGGCACCGGCTCGGGGTTCGCGATCACCGGCACCCGCCTCATGTGGTGGCTCGGGCAGGCGAACCGGCAGGCCAAGACGCCGCTCTAGGGGGGCCGCATGCCAAACGCCGCGACGCTGGCCGCCTTCAAGATCAAGATCGACGCCGTCAACGACGCCTCCGACACGTTGCTTCGTATCTCCCGCGACATGAAGTCCATCGGCAAGATCGGCGCGCAGGATTCAAAGCAGGGGCTGTTCGATCGGCTCGGGCTGACCGCCAAAAACATGCGCGCGGTCGGCAAGGGTTTTTCCGCGATAAGGTCCGGGGCGATGTCGGCCATCGGCACCGTCGGCCTGTTCATCCCGGCGATCGGCGCCGTGGCCGTGGCGGCGGCCGGCATCGGCATCGTCGCCGGCATCGGCAAGATGGTGACGGGGTTTAGCAGTCTGGCCGCGACCACCGGCCGCACCGCCGCGATGCTCGGTATTCCCGTGCAGCAATTCTACAACCTCCAGAAATCCGGCGAGCTGGCCGGGCTTTCCACCGACCAGGTGACGACGGCGATTTCCGGCCTGCAGGACGGCCTCAATGACGCGGCGTTCGGTCGGAACAACGCCCTCGCCCAGATGTTCACCGCGTTCCACATAGGGTTTGGCGACGTCGCCCATGGCGCCGCCAACGTGCTCGTCGCGCTGCCGCAGATGGCGGAGGCGGTGAAGTACCTCGCGGACACCGGCCAGAACCACGCCGCGCTGCACCTGCTGGACGCGTCCGGCATGGGCCGTGACTCCTTCACCTTTCTGCGCTTCGGCACGGAGGGGTTGGCCGCATGGAACGCGGAAGCGGCCAAAAGCCCACCGCTCACCTTGGACATGGTCAAAAAGGCGTACGATCTGCAACAGTCACAGACCGCGCTGACCCAGCAATTCCGCGGCATGGGGTTTGAGTTGATGCAGGCGCTCGCGCCCAGCCTGATCAGCGTCACCCAGGGCCTCGACGTGTTCCTGCAAAATCATCCAGAGCAAATCAAGGCGTCCTTTGACAGCGTCGGTCGGGGATTGAAGCTGGTCATTGACGGTCTCAGGGGACTCGCCAAGGTCGCGGACGCCGTGAGCAAAGTCGTCAAGACGGACTATGCGATGGGCTACGCCACCGGCCGCTTCGCCGGCGATGTCAATCATTGGGTGCTCGACACGCTCGGCATCCGCAACAATGACAAACCCCCGCCGGACGACGAAAATACGCCGGGATACGTCGCGCCGGAAGCGCGAGCGCCGGACGGCGGCGGCGGCGGCCCGGCGGCCGGACCCGGCGGTCAGACGCAAACCGGACAGGAATCGGACATCTACGCGCGCGCCTACGCCCACAAGGATCAGGGCGCCATCGCCGCCGGCATGAACAACAGCGTCGAAGCGTGGTGCGCCAAATTCGTCAACCAGCAGCTCAAGGAAGTCGGTATCCAGGGCACCGGCTCCGCGGTGGCCACCTCCTTCCTGAAATGGGGCGAGACGGTCGCGGACAAGACGGCGGTGAAAACCGGCGACGTGCTCGTCCAGGCGCATGGCGCCGCCGCCGGCGAGACGGGCGGCCATGTCCTCATCGCCTCGGGAAAAACCCGGGCCGGCACGCATGGCCAGGAGCAGATCGAGGCCGTCAGCGGCAATTACGGCGACAAGGTCGGGCACTCCTGGGAGGATGCCTCCTCCATCGACATCCGCCGTGCCGCGATCGCCGCCAAGGCCGCCGGACCCGCGGGCCCTGACGCGCCAGCACCGGCGCCAAGCGATTCCGGCGGTGGCATGGACAATCTGATGGCCAGGCTGCGCATCGATGTCGATCACGGCACCGTGCCGACCGCCGGCTACAACGATCCGGCCGCGCCGCCGCCGCCCACCGTTCCGGTCGCGCCGGTGCGCACGCGCGTGTCCATGCCGGAGGCAGTCTAGCATGCCCAGCTCGGCCACCCTCGCCGCGATCGGCATCCGCATCTCCGCGATCGACAACACCACCGACGCGCTTTCCCAGATCGCGCGCCAAATGAAGGGGCTCACCAAGGCCACGCCGGACAAGGGCGGCTTGTTCACCCGCATGGGCCTGACCAGGGCGAACCTCGGCGTGGTGCGCAAGGGCGTCAATGACGTGCATGGCGCCGCCGCCTCGGCGATTTCCACCGTGGGAAAATTCATCCCCGCGATCGGCGCCGTCGCCGCTGGCGGCATCATCGCCGGCATTGCCGGGGTGGCGGAAAGTTTCACCTCGTTCGCCGCGACCACCGGCCGCACCGCCGCGTCCCTCGGCATCCCCGTGCAGCAATTCTACAACCTCCAGAAATCCGGCGAGCTGGCCGGGCTTTCCACGGATCAGGTGACGCAAAGCCTTTCGGGCTTGCAGGACACGCTCGCGGACGCGGCGTTCGGCCGCAATGACGCCGCCGCCAATATGTTCAAGCAGGTGCATATTGATTTCGGCGGCACCGCGCGCGGCGTGGCGGACGTCACCAAAACGCTGCCGCAAGTGGCCAACGTCGTGGAAGGCTTCGCGAAGTCCGGCCATGAGCACGCGGCGCTGCATTTCCTCGACACGATCGGCATGGGCCGGGAAATGTTTTCCTGGCTCAAATTCGGCACGGAGGGGCTGGACGCCTACAACGCGGAGGCCGCCAAAAGTCCGCCGTTGACGCTGGCGGAAACCATCGTCGCGGCGGATTTGCAGCGCGAACAGAACAAGCTGACCGAGCAGTTTCGCGGCATGGGGTTCGATTTGATGCAGGCGCTGGCCCCGGCGCTGGAACACGTCACCGAGGACATCACGCGGTTCGTTGCCAACCATCCCGGGGAAATCAAGACGTTCTTCGACACAATCGGCAAGGGCGCGATCTGGGTCGTGACGGAGGTGGACAATCTCCTGGGCGTCACCACGAGCGCCAGCCGCAACTGGCTCGTGCGCAAACTGTTCGGCTACGACGAAACGACGGAGGCGCCCCTCTTGAGCGCCGCGCCCGCGACGAGCCCGGGCATGCCGGCGGCGCGCGCGCCCGCGACGAACGCGGATTTGACGTATGATCCCGGCGAAGGGGCGAGCGGCAGCCCGCGCCGCGTCATCCGCGCGATGGATGACCGCAACGAGTCCGATTCCGGGCCTGCCGGCGGCGCCGCGGGCGGAGCGGGCGTCTACAGCGGGGCGGACGCCAGCCAAGGCGGCGGCAATCTCCGGAACATGCGCAACAACAACCCGACCAACCTGACCTTCGTGGGGCAGGAAGGGGCGACGAACCAGGCGGGCATGGCCAAATTCAGCAACATGGAAACCGGCGTCGCCGCCGACCTCAACCAGCTGCTCATCGACCAGGACAGGCACCATCTGCGCACGATCGAGGAAATCATCCACCGCGCCACGCCGGCGGACGAAAACCCAGGCGTGGAAGGCTACATCGACAAGGTCGCCAAGGACCTCGGCATCAAGCGGACAGACGCCGTGAATTTCCGCGACGCCGCGTTCGCGGAAAAATACATTCAGGCGGTGGCGCGCCAGGAGGGCGGCGCGCCGGACCAGGCGGCGGTGCGGCGCGGCGTCAACATGCGGCTCGGCGTTGCGGACCCGGCCACGCAACTCGCCGCCAACGGCGCGCCAGGGGCCGTTGCGGCGCCCGCCGGACCGCCGGCACAGGCGCCGCCGCCAAGCGCCTCCGGCGGCGCTCTGGGCAGCCTGATGGACAGATTGCGGGTTGAGGTAAACCACACCAACGCACCGCCCGGCGCCACCGTGACGGTCACCGCCGACCATCCGGGCCTTCAGGTGGCCTCCGTCATCCGCACGCCGGCGGCGGTGACCTGATGTCCGGCTCGATGCCCTCCGCGGGCTCCGGCGGCACCGCGACGAGCGGCGGCCTCGCCGGCGGCGATTGGACCCAGCATCTCGTCCTGGCGTCCTGGCGTGGCGTGCCGTTCGCAACGCGCAAGGCCGCCATCCGGCCGGGCCGGCAGACGGCGGTGCATACCTATCCGTACCGCGATGTGGTGTGGGTCGAGGACCTTGGCCGCAACCCGAGGCCCTACCGCATCACTGGATTCCTTGTGGACGGCGACCCGAAGATTTCGCGGCTGCCGATTTTCACCCAGCGCGCCAGCATGATGGCGGCCTGCGAGACATCCGGCACCGGGATTCTGATCCACCCGTCCCTGACCTCGAAAAGCGTCGCGCTGATCGGCGGCGCGGAGATGACGGAAAGCAGCGAATTCGGCGGCTGCATCGAGATTTCATTCGAGTTTCTTGAAACCGTGCCGGGGCCGGTCTACCCGACCGGCACGACCACGGCCGCCACCGCCATCGCCAGCGCCAGCGCCGCCTTCAACGCCGCCGCCGTCACCTCTTTCTCCGCGTCGACCAGCCTGTCCGGTCCCTATGTCACCGACCCCCTCAACACCGGCCTCTCCACCGTGGCCAGCGCCATCAATTCCGGCATCAGCGCGGTGCATGCCGCGATCGCGGCGGTGTCCGTGTTTGTCGTCCCGGTGCTTTCCGCGATGCGCTCCGTCAGCCTGATCATCAATTCCGTCACCGGCGTCGCAGGCCTGGTGGGGCGCTATGTCGGCGGCACGCGCGCGACCTTGCAGGCCGCCGGCGTGTCGATCGAGGACGCCATTGCCGGGGTCACCACGGCGCGCACCACCGTCACCATCGCCTGCGACACCGCGATCACCGCCGCCGGCGGCCTCGGGGGACCGAACGTCGCCGCCCAGGCCGCCAACGCCGCGACCCTCGGGGCGGCGATCCAGGCGATGACGGAGGCGGTGCGCGTCGGCTGCCAGGACCCCTACACCGCCATTCAGCTGCTGGTCCCGCTCGCCGGCTTCTCGTACGTGCCGGCGACGGGCGCGGATTCGATCGGCGTCGCGGTGCAGACGGTGACGCAGGGCGTGGTGGGACTCTGCCGACGCGCGGCGATTTCATCAATCGCGGCGGCCGTCGCCACCTATCAGCCGACCAGCTACCAGGACGCCGTTTCGCTGCGCTACGCGCTGTGCGCGCTGATCGACGGGGAAATGCTGCTGGTCGACAGCTCCACGGCGCAGGCGCTGCGGCTGCTGCGCACGGCGGTGATCTACACGCTCAACACCGCCGCGCAGAATTTGGCCGCCGTGATTCTCGTGACGGAACCATCCTCGCGGCCGGGGCTGGCCATCGCCTATTCGCTGTATCAGGACGCGAGCCGGTACAGCGAGCTGGTCAATCGCGTCGATCCCATCAACCCGAATATGTTTCCGGTGCAATTCGAGGCGCTGGCCTCTTGAGCGATCCGACCGTCCCGGGCGGCTCCGGCACCGGGCCGATCCCCGCCGCGTTTACCGGCAGTCCGCCCACCGTTGGCCCCAGCCTCGCGACGTTGGCCGGGAGTGAACCGGACGGCCCCACGGGCGCGGAACTCGGCGCGGCGGTCAACACCGGCGGCGCGGGCGGTGCCGCGGGGGCCGGTCTGGCGATCCCCACCACCGGCCCCGCGACGGGCGCCGCGACGGGTAACCCGGAAATAAACCTGGCGACGGGATCGGCGGGGCTGCCCGTGCCGTTCGGGCCGCCGGCGCCGACGGTGCCCACCCCCACCCCCATCGCCGCCTCTCCCGCCGCGACGGAGCCGGCGGTGCCGATCGCGCGCGCCGTGGACCCGCAGGCCGGCGGCTCGGGGCTGCTGCCGACATCGCAATCGGATGACGTGCAGCTGCTCGTCAAGGGGCTGACCATCACCGGCTGGTCATCCGTGTCCATCATGCGCGGTATCGAGGTCATGCCCAGCACGTTCGACATTTCGCTCACCGAACGCTATCCGGGGCAGCCGAACACCGTCGACATCACCGCCGGCGACCCGTGCTCCGTCTATATCGGGAGCACCCTGGTGCTGACCGGCTACGTGGATCGGCGTATGCCCAGCATCGGGCCGGGCGGCAACGTCGTGCGCATCATCGGCCGCTCCAAATGCCAGGATCTGGTGGATTGCGAAGTGGACCCGGATCAGCTGGCCGGCATGCAGATCGCCCAGGCCGACGCCTTCTCGATCATTACGAACCTCGCCGCGCAGTACAAGATCCAGACCCAGATTCTCGGCAACGTCGAGCCCACGATCATCAAGCAGTTCAACGTCAATCTGGGCGACACCGTCTTCGCGATCATCGAGCAGGTGGCGCGCTGGTCCGCGCTGCTGGTCTATGACGAGGTGGACGGCACGCTGAACGTGGCCAGCGTCGGCGTGGACAGCATGGCCAGCGGGTTTTCCGAGGGCCGCAACATCGAGCAGGGCGCCGCGCTCGAAGGCATGGACCAACGGTATTCGGTGGTGGACGTCTACATCACCAGCACGAACGTCGTCGAAGGCGGCGCCGCGATGCCGCCGCTGCTGGAAGTCCAGGACAATTACCCGCCCGTCGTGCCACGCATGCGCAAGCTCGTCGTCATCGCGGAACAGGCGACGCTGGCGCCGGATTTCGCGGAGCGGCGCGGCAAATGGGAAGTCGCGCGCCGCTACGGCCGCTCCAATGTCTGCTCATTGACGGTGGATTCCTGGCGGGACGGCGCCGGCACGCTGTGGCACGTCAACGCCTTCGCGAGCCTGGACGCGCCGCACCTCAAACTCACGGGCAAGAACTGGATCATTTCCCAGGTGACATTTCGGCGCGACAAGAGCGGCACGCACGCCGACATCGTGCTCATGCCGAAGGAAGGCTTCATGGTGGAGCCGGTGATTCAGCCGCTCGACCAGGAAACCGCGGCGGCGTTGCAGGCCGGCGGCGGTGCCGCGGCACCTGGTCCATCGGTGCCGCTCCCCGATCCGGGGCCGGCGGTCGCCATCGACAACCAGCCGTCCAACCCGGACGTTCCGAATACACCATTGAGGGGAGCGTCATGATCGCCGCCATTCACCGCATGTTCGGGCTCGGA